ACATCAATAATGGGGAAACTGTCATGGACATTAGTACGTTGTGTAACTTGATTAGCGTTCTCGATTTTTTGTTGAATGATTTCCCGGTGATAACTTAAATACTTAAATGAAACGCAACCTACGAAAAAAATGAACTTTGTTCTAATTGATATTTAAAATGGCTATAGTCTTTTTTGGTACATTTGATCCATTTCACGAAAATCACCTAAGACTCATTGACTATGTTGCCAAAAAATACCACCCTAAAAAAATAGCCTTAATTCCCAATAGTGACTTACCTAACATTAATTTTAACAGTGGAACTAGTGGTTGTGGATTTAAAAGCGGTGCTCTCTCTATAAAACATCGACTAGAAACAGCACGAATACGTTTTAAAACAATGGAACCACAATATAAATATCTAGAAAAAATGGTCGAAATTAGAGACCCTGGACCAATAAAAACCAATTGGCAAGGACGCCAGAAATTAGCGTGCCAATTCGGAAAAGAACAACATTTACCTATTCTTTATGTTGTATTAGGACTAGATAGTCTAGTAAGTAGTCTAGCTAGAACAAACGATAATGGAATGCCTAACCCCATTGACAAGTTTATTCTAAAAGTACTAGCAATTCCCAGACTCGGTTACACTATACCTGAAATTCCGTCTAAATATCAAGATAAAATTACAATAGATCACGAATATCAAGAAAAACATCAAATCAGTAGTACTCTAGTACGACAACTAATTCGCAGTAATTTACCAGTAAGTCCAGAAATCTGTCATCCTAGTATTGTAGAATATTTAGTCCAAAAACATTGCTATGGTGAAAAGAAATTTGTTATTCCCGAATTCGTTTTAAAATGTACCGAAAAAGAACAACTACTCTTCCAAAAATTAGGTCCAGTTGTTATTTTTATGGGGTCTCCTGGTAGTGGAAAGACAACATTAGCACAAAAAATGGCTGAGTCAAATGATTACCTTTTTCTTTCCACTGGCGACTTATATCGAACTGAACAGGAAAAACAGTCAACTACTTATAAAGTCTTACAAAAATATCGCCAGAATCCATTGGACTTTCGCCAAGCACTTGGACAGTTTATTATCTATCGACTACATGGACTAATTCTTGAAAAAACTACCTCCTCTACAAAAGGAGTGGTTATTGAAGGGTTTAAAGCTAGTGATTTAACACATTGGACACAACATATTGGAAAGGTAGATCAGGTGATTTATGTAACAGTTGACCGGGCCAAGCTCGCTGAAAGAGTTAGAGAGAGAAATTTGGATCGCAAAGATGAATGTGCTTTCGAGCATAGATTAGAAGGATATTTCAATGTCTACGAAGGAGAAATTTTGATAGAAATGGAAACTCTTCAAAAAGCCGGTCAAATCAATGAAATTCGCAACCTAGACAATAATGAAACTATTGAAGAAACATTGAGACAACTCCAAACAATAGTTTCATCGAAATGATAATATCTCAGGAATATTATAGTCCTAATGGAAAACCTTACACCCTACTTTTTTCTTGCTTTGATCCTAGTACTTCTAGTATTTGTTAGTTACCAAGAAAATTATGGTAACCCTGGTCAATTTTTAGAAGCAGGTTGTCTAGCTGATGATATTTCTTACGGTAATCCAATTTCATATAGTGGATTGCATTATCCAATTCGTTGTTTAAATTGCAATTATCCCGCTTCAACTCGGTATCAAACCAAACTCCCCAGAGGCGAAAGACTCAAAATGTCTAAATGGTGTAGAACACCTCAATCTCTTTTGATGCATTGAAAACTCACATCAATTCCCCTCTCCCGACTATTCGTTGCCTCTTCCCGTAGAGTATAGAACCTCGTCATCATGACACTCGATCTCCTTTGATTTAAGATAAAATCCACCGGCACATTTTTTTTGATTTAAATTTTAGAAGCATTTAAATTAAAAAATTGTTACAGGATTGTATGGTGAACTTTTAGCCTATAAAAATAAGTTTCGGTAAAAACTGATGAAGAATTTATGATGACCAATATAAATCTAGTACTGAAATACCGAATTATTTTCCCCTCTAAGATAAATAGACATATTCTGAACTTATATAAACATACTTGCTTAAAAATAGAAAGTTCGTGGCTTTTATTTTAGGGTCATATACCGGTTGATCTACTTGTTGTAGTAATATATTAGCTAAGAAAACATAATTGAAATTATTTATATATAAGTATATGTCAGAAGAAGAACCTATTTTAGTATCTTACCAGAAATTTCCAAATAATTCTAGCGTGAAACAGAACAAGAATATTGTTATTCCTAGAGAATACATTTTGATTTATTCGCGTCAAGATCTGTTAACAGAATCAAGTCAACGTTTGCTCCAGCAATTTAATGTAGATTTTGACCGACAACAACTATTCATTAAACGAAAACCATGTAAATCTCGTTGTAGTTTTTTTCGTAAAGTTACCAAAATCATCAGAAAACAAGAACATATGGATTTCTTACTCTTTGCCTGCCAACAAAGTATTTTAGGTAATGTTCTTCAATCTGTTCATCAAATCTTAGTATCCAATCAGATACCATATTTTATTCGCGATAGCAATTCTGCTACTAAAATTAATGTTGATCTTTATAAAAAAGAGAAAAACGGTAATAAAAATGATGATCTGAATGTGACAGTTAAAAAACAGATGTATTTGATTGATGACCAAGATCCAGAGTTGATCGTGAATGTTTTTGATATTCGAATTGAAATTAGTTCAATTAAAAGAGACAACGAAATTCAAGTTTCAGTCAAATTTCAATGGCCACTGACAAGGTAACTTAACTGTCAGTTCAATAACCGAAATATTTACCGCCTGTAGTAATGGTTCGATTGGCACGAGGAATATAACGTTGTTTTACTGTTTCCCGACAGTAACTTCGCCCACCGACCTTTGGTGGATCTAATGGCCAACATCCACATAAGGTTGCTTTGTTCGAGGACACAAAGCATCTGGGACCAGTTGGTCTGCAACCTTGACAAGGATAATATTGATCAACTGTGGCAATATTAGCACGCGACAGTCTGTGTTTCAATGGGTCTTTATAAACCATGTTTCTCTTATATTATGTTATAATGTGGTTATTTTCTTATATTTTGAAAATTTCACAAGAAAATGGCAAGGTAAAAATTGATAAACATATATCAATTTCCATATGATAAAAATGTATCTTGTCAATACATAAGTTTTCTTTATTTTTTACGTCTATCTTATATAACGGATTGCATTGTAGGTAAATTATTTTCCATCCTGAAGACTATTTACTAGTAGCCTACTTTGTCTCAACCTAATATCTGTTATTTCGGTTACATCTTCAGATACAATTGTATCATTATTTGCAGTTTTCGATTCACTATAAGGTTGTCCGGGAGTAGATGGTGGCTCTTGACAGCTACACAATAGACGAAATCCGGTATTACGTCCATCATACTTCAACTGTTCTGAAGTATCTACTGAATCATTTATCGCCGACTGTCGTCCTAATTGATAACCGTAATTTTCTGTAACTCTTTGAGCGAAATAAATAGCATTCCAAGAATTTAAAGCCAATACCAAACTTCCCAGAAGAGTATTATATCCTAAATTTTGGTAAAGATGAGCAACCACCCCAGCATAAGAATTAAAGAGAATACCTGGAAGGCGAATATACATATTAAGGTAGCGGTTGATTCTTTTTTCGGTCATTCGAGTTATGATTCCAAAATCATTTAAACTCAAAAGAGCATAATCGATACCTCCTGGTAGACCACACATAAAAAAGAGACCATGGTTAACTACACTTCCACGAATATAAAAAGTGCAAATACTACCAACCAGACCACTATTTACTAAATGGTGTATCCAATCGATTTTGGTCATTTCGCGGAAATAGAGTAAAATATGATATAGGTGAATAGACGACATAATAACAATGGGCCAACTAGAAAGAGTCGTTAGGGCATGAAAATCCTCAACATCATTAACAGCATTAACGGGATCACGAAAGGTTTTCAACATACCTTTAGCAGTTAGAGCTACAATTACAGCATTACCTGCAGTATGAACTAGATACCATTTTGTCTGACGTCTTAAACGTCTGTTCATATATTTACTGGCTAGAGTAAGACCTTTATGCAAAACTAGACAACCACCTAAACATGCCACGTATTTGGTGGAAAAACTAAGATAAGGGTTAGAATTAATTCTTTGTAGAATCGAAGCCATTTTACTTTATAAGAAAATAATTTAAATTTTCTCTTTTTAGACTCCCGATAATAAAAGCCAAATTTAGGTTATTTGACAATATATAACAAGAGATAGTTGTACTCATTTCGTGTATCTTGATCGAAAAAAATGTTTTGGATTATAATTTCATATTCAAACTTAGCAATGACAGAAAATACTATCAACCCAAGTGAATTCATGTTGGCATAACCCAAAGTTCTGCCGGGACTTCATAACCATAGTCTTAAGGAAATGTGTCAACCACCAAATCTTTTTTCTGACGGTTTACACCATTTTACCAAGAAAATGCCCAAACAATCTAGTGTAGGTGATCAGAAACAGAGTGGGCGATGTTGGTTGTTTGCGGCACTAGGAATGTTACGATCTAAGATGATGGAACGGGATAAGTTACAGACAAATTTTGAGTTATCACAAAGTTATCTTTTTTTTTGGGATAAATTTGAAAAAGTCAATTATATCATTGAACTTTTAACAGAACATAGAGATCTTGAAGTCAATAGTCCACTAATGCGCTTTCTTCTCGATAACCCAGTTCCTGATGGTGGTTATTGGGAATGGTTTGTTAACCTTGTCAATAAATATGGTTTAGTACCAAAGTCAGCATATAGTGAATCTTTTCATAGCGAGAATACACGTGAAATGAATTTTGTCTTAGATAATTTGGCTAGAAAATATTGTAAAAATATTCGAGAAGGTGGGTTTGATCGCAGACAGGCTCTGCAAGAAACCTATGACCTCCTTGTTAGTTTTTTGGGAGCACCACCCACAAAATTCAATTTGGAATATGTCACGACTGATGATAAAATAGTAACCTATTCAGATTTGACACCATTGAAGTTTTATAAGGACATTGTCAAAATAGATGTCAATAAATATCATGTTTTGGGTAATAACCCTCGTGACGAATTCGGTAAAATGTACGGTATCGAACATTTAAATAATATGGTGGGTGGAGCTAGATTAAAATTTCTTAATATTACAATGAAACGCATGAGAGAACTAGTTAAAGTTAGTATCGAAAAAAACAATTCAGTATGGTTTGCATGCGATATGTCACAATTTTATAGTAAGAATTTGGCAACACTAGACATGGCTGCTTGTAATATGGAAAAGTATTTGGGGGTCTCATTTGGACTCTCCAAATACGAACGATTGCAATTTGGTAATTCTAATGTTGCTAATCACGCTATGTTAATTACAGGTTATCACCTAAGTCCTAATGGTGATGATACGTATATAGATAGATGGCAAGTCGAAAATAGTTGGGGGAATAGCGGTGTCGGTAAAGGTTATCTATCAATGAGTGACAGTTGGATGAAAGAACATGTGTATTGGGTAGTTATACATGAGAGTCATCTTTCAGAACAAGAGAAAGAGAATCTACGAAAACCTACAAAATTTGATTATGCTCCATGGGACCCAGCAGCGACCATCAAGATTTCGAATTGAATAGTCCTGTTGGTTTGCCTACTAAAAAAACTAATATTAGTAAACAACTAACTAATTGTTGCCATATTATTATTATATTTCTTGATGTCCAGAAAATTTTTTATTTTCCTTGAGGTGGGCTATTCTCCTTACTTGTGATATTGTTAGTATTACTAATAATATTCTTTGCATTCCTTCTTTTAGTGATAAATCGGTAAAATAAATAAACGCTTACTAAGACAATGCTTAACTCAATAAAACTAGAGAAAACGTTTCCTATTT